CGCCGATGATGCCGAGCCTCTGAAAAGCATTTGCGTTTTTTGGCTCGAAACATCCGTTTTGTACCATCACGATCACAGGGGGGACAACGCAACAGGCAAAGGAAAGCAGTTTGAAAAACACCGACTTTGCCTTGTTACTCATGCTCTGCATCCTCGCTTTCACTTTCCAGTGTTGCCAGAAGTGCGTCGTACTTTGTGCGGATCTGTTCTGCGGTTTCGTTGTTCAATCCGGTGGACTGCGAGAGGTATGCCATTTGACTTGCTACAACCGACAGAATCCTCCGGAGTGCCTGCGTCTGCTTCAACATCCGATTTCTGTCAGTTTTTTGTGCCTCGTTCATCTCGACAATCGCCAACTGCGTCTCGGCTTTCAGCTTGTCCTGCCCCTCAACCATACTTTCCAACGCTTTATACTTTTCCAGTATCTCGGCGTACTGCTTGTCGGCGTTTTCGGCGTATTGCTTGGAACTCTCCAACGCATCCGACATCCACGGAATGAAGGAATCCTTGCACCATGCATAGTATTTATAAATATTCTTCTTCCCGTACTTCATACCGAACAGAACAGCGCCAATATTAACCAACAGGACGATTCCGGAAACGAGGTATCCGATGTATTGATCCCAAAAGCTGCTTGCCCGCTCATACCAAGGCTTGTCGGAGTATTTTTCGTCCATTTCAGCCTTGAACTGATCGAGCATTCCCTGAATCTCGTTTTTCAAATCTCCCTGCATACCATCCGTATCGGACGGGACATTCGACTCCGGTTCACCTCCTGTATCCGTTTCGGAAGGATTTTTTTCTTCCGGTTCGTTTTCCTCCAGGGAGGATTCTTCGGAAGTATTCGGTGTCGATTCTTCGGCATATGCGGGAGTGAAAATGCCAAAGGCAAATACCATAAACATGATAAACAAAACAATCGCTCTTTTCATTGCTTTTCTCCTTTTTGAATTCCTGTGACTCGTAAAGTTGTGATGTCGTTTGCGAAGAATTAAAAATCGCTCCTTCTCGGTGTAAGATCAGGTTTACCTATACACCGAAAGGTTTTATAAAATTACTCGGTAGTTACGATATCGTCTTCCCAATCCCAGAAAGGCATCTTGTATTCAATCTCGCGCCCGAACTGTTCGCCCTTTCTTGTTTCTTTTGCCGCAAGATACGCGGCTTCGAACGGATTTTTCGTTCTGTCTGTGAATTTGAAATTGACGAAATGTCTTTCGTAAGACTGCAGATTGAAACAGTTCGCTCTCGGAGAAGCCTGAACCGAAAATTCAGCACGACCGTTATCACCCTCGATTTCGAGCTTGGTGATAACAGCATACGCTTCAGGGAGCGTTACTCCGTAGTCTTTCACTTCGTAATTCTTTTTCTTAAGTCCCATGATAAATTCCTCCATAAATTTTATTTTTAACTCTTGCGAGTTAGATTACTTGAATCAAAACAATTGTCGGTGCATCTACAATTGTTACTTGTTCTGATATATACTGTTTGCTTAATCCAGAGGGGACTTATCACCCCCTCTCTTTTTATTAGCTTACAGTATCCTGTACTGTGACTTGATTGAAAGTATAATTATATTCAGCATCAGTCTTTACTGTGAACTTGGTATTGTCTGCTGTTATATAACCTGCTTTGACAGCTCCTGTACCAGGTTCAACCACACACGGTATGAATCCTATCCTTTCGACGACTGCCGCAAGCTCACTAATAGTGTTTGGGCTATAATTGGTTGACTTATTGGACTGAACGGTGAACATTATAGTAGCATTCGAAGCTGGGTCGTCCATATAGATATTGTGCGTTGTCTGCCCGCCGAAGTTGATGTCGACGACTTGCCATGCTCTTGTGGATACTGTAATACTGAAACACTTGCCGCTTGCTTTGTAGCCGCTGTTGCCATCTTGGATGGAATCAATGTGGACATAGTTCATTGTGCCATCAGGATAATTCAGTGGGTCCATGCGGATATAGACTTGGTTGTCGTAAATAATGCGCAGGTTCTTTGCTTGGTACTGTGCGGTCAATACACCAATTTGAGTAGTCGTAAGTGTTCCGGTATCTGTTGGAGTCTTATCAATCGTGTAGTCACTACCCAGTGTATTGGTGAATAACGTATAAAAGTCTATTGAATCGCCTCCTTCAGCATAACCTATATATTCCGCATTTATCCTATGGAAATCGGCATCTCCTTGTCCATAGCGAGATACAAGTGTATTTGGCGTATTCCCACCTGTATATCTCATATGGAGTACGCTTGTTCCAGTCCAAGCTGGTACAGTATAAGCTGCAGTTTTATTGATTTTGAAGTAGTCCAATGCCAGTGCTGTATCATCGACTTTAACTTCAAGAGCATCATTGTTGGCATTAGCATCAATAGATACATATTTACCGGGCAGAATTGGTAAACTCAATTGAGCAGGATAAGTATGTGTTTTGATTTCGCCTGTAGTGCTGTCTTTATAAATCAAGGCTTTGTCTGTATACTCAATTGTCGCTCCTGTTGTAGAATCATAACTGACAGATTGCGCGGTGTTGCTGGCTTCACGAGTGATTTGCTCAATGCTTTCGCCTTTATCGCCCTTATCCCCTTTATCGCCCTTTTTGCCGTTTTTGATTTTGAAATCGAAAATCTCTCCGTTGGTAAGCGTGATCCTGTAGTGATCTGCATCGATTCCGTTCATAATGTCATCAAAGTCGACAACTCCGGTTCTTTTTTCTATGGACTGAATTCCAACGCCTGTATCACCCTTATCTCCTTTCAGATAAATTTTTGCATACGCAAACCAATCATACAGAGAAAATTCATTTCCCGTTTCGGGATTGATAACCGGCGTTTTGATTGCTTTTGCAATTCCGTCCTTGGAATCTGCATTGCATATGTCGATCAATTCATTCAGACGTTCCTTGACCAACTCGGGGTATTTATCCATGAAGCCTTTCAGTTCCGCCGAGGACATTCCTCCGCGACCTTGCGCGGAGGAGCTGTTCGGACGATCCCCGAGCCGTCTCATGGACACGGGATAGACCTCATCTGCCGTGATTTTTTTGATTTCCTTGCTCACTTGATGTTTCCTCCGTTTTCGTATCTGTAAAACAGATCGAGAAGTCCGAACGGCTTGCAATAGCCGCTACTCTCGAATCGAAACTGTTGCCATTGCCACCGTTTCAGCCGATCCGGAACAACGCTTATCACAATATCATTGGTCAGATAGGACAAGTTCCCGAATTCCAGATCAACCATGTTCCCGGTACGGGAGGTTCTGCGGCACTCCCGCCATTCCTGCTCGCGGTTGGAGCGAATGAACACTCGGTATTCGGATATTCCCATAGACTTCGATCTGACCACAATGCTCTTGCGCACGGTGTTTTTGGCAATCTGCGGGTATGCCGACGGGTCGCAAAGCGTCTCGCATACCGATGGTATCTCCCGACCGTTACGGCTATAGAAGCCCTGCCATATTTCGTCCGGATCGACCTCGATTTTCTCTGCCAGATAGGAGACGCTTCCCGTTGTGATAACCGCATATGTGCCAAAGTCGGTTTCTACTGTAGGTGCGCTTTCCTTGTCCGTCCATATCATATCCTCCGTCGGGTCTGCATAGACCCTTGTGTCTCCGTCCGGGGCGGTGAATCCTTCGGGACGGCGGATGGCTCTCCAAACGTTTTTCCCCCGGAGGTCTGTATTCATGCAAAGAATCTCCCCGTGTTCTGTTCCGAGTAGCAGACGGTCTCCGAGTACACACAGGCTGATAGCAGGGGAGAACGAACCGCCGCTATATTGATCCACATATGTCGCAAGATATGCGCCGTCATCAGTCGATACGATCGGAAATTTCAATCCGGTATCCGTGCCATCCAAAAGGATCGCCGCATTGGATGCCAACAGCTGTGCGCTATCATACCGAACGCTTTCACGGTCGCGGTTGATGCGAACCGTGCCTGTACCGCCACCGTTCTGACTCCATGTCAGTCTGTCTGCGTATTCCGGGGCGGAGAGGTCTACGGATTCTCCATTCACAGTTGCCAGAATGCTCCCCGTGGTGGTAGACACCATCTGCGTCTGCCCGACATAAATGCCGATATCGTCCGCATAGTACCATTCGTATTGTGTTACACCCGTATCATGCTGAAACAGCTGACGGCTGTCTGCAAGGAATATCTGACCGTCCACAAGGAGTACGAGATATCCTTTCCATTCTGCCATCCGTGCCGCAGAAAGATCGCAACGCTTCAGCTTCAGATCAACATTGCTGCTCCGATGCTCGACCGTGCGCTCCAGATTTACGGTCTGCTTTCCGATTGCCATCAAGCCTTCTGTCGAGAGGAAAACCGGATCGTCTGAAAAGTTGGTTGCCGCACCGACACAGCCAATTCCGGCAACGCCCTGTGTGGACGGGTAAACGCGCGGGATGAGGTCATATCCGGTGTCCTGCCCGACATGATACCAACAAGAGCCGTCCTGCTTGGTGTTCTCTTTGCAGACGATCAGCATGGAGGGCGTGGAGATCATCGCCGCGTTGCGCTTGTCTCCGACACCGTCATTGAAGTAATTGTACACCCCAATATAGGCGGGATTGTTTGCCGAGGTCAGATCACGCGCGGAATACAGCACCGTATTCGGCAGATCGGGATTTCCGGTGAAAAAAATTCTTCCGTCAAAGATCGCAGTGACTGTACATTTTAGCAAAATGTCTAATGCCTTACTCCCATCGGAAGCATCATAACTTGCATTTGCATCAAAGATAGAGACGTCCTTTCGCTTCGAGGTCGATAGTTTAGAGAATTCTCCTCTACCCATGATCTCGATCTCGTCCCCGGCTTCGATCGGTTGTTGTGTGAACACCCTAACTGTTTGAATGTATCCATCCTCTTTTATCGTCTCATAAGTCCATCCAATAGATGCTATATATTGACCATTATAGCGAATGAATGTATTATGGGTATTGGTAGCGGAATCGTATTGAGTTTCTATGGTTTTGCACGGTTCAAAAAGTGTTACATCAAAATAAGAACCGGCTAAACCACTATAAACCGTATTATCAGTGAAGTTCGTAAAGTAGTCCGCTTCTTCAGCAGTTTTGAGTGGCAAACTTGACCATTCAGGAATTTTTACCAACTCACCCAAACTCTGATTGAAATAAATTTGGATATCTGATGTATAGTCGGCAACAGGTGGGAAACAGTCGCTGTTAAACGACATACTCCAATATTCCGATCCACTTTCTGGCGTTATTTTTGTGCTGTAAAAGTATATATTTTGTAGCTTTGTGCAATTTCGAAATGCTTTTGTAGCAAAAAAACCGCGTCCGGGCGTTTTCAAAGAAGATTTGCGGACAACAATTGTATCCAGATTATAGCAATCCGAAAACGCACCATTCCCTACGGTAATTCCTTCCGGCAAAGACAAAATCCTGCAAGGGTATCCGACAAAAGACCCCTCATAAACATTGTTTTGCGATCCGTATGCCGATTGAATGGAATCTACTGGGTATTCCTTTCCATCAACTGTAATCTGATCCGGAATGATAAGCGTATCGTGTTTTTGTGTGCATCCCGTAATCATAACGACCTGACGCTCATCAAAAATTGTGTAGGTAAGTCCTTTAGAGCCGGTGCTTGCTTTCGTCTCCTTGATTGCTTTCCCGCCAACGAACGCTTTTTCTTTAAATCGATTGGTCAAAATATTGCGCTGTTCATATTCCTCTCCATCGATGTAAGTTGTTGGCACATAAGCAATTCCGGTTGCGTATTCCAAAGATGTTTTTCCATATGTGTAGTGGCAGTAATCTTTTCCATCCAGAAACCAGAAATCATTGTTGAAAACGAAGCCTGTTATAGGACCGTCATTCAGATCCCGCGCAACAGGCGATCCGCTTGGCTCAATTGTCATTCCGTTTGTACCAAACTTGCAACAGTAAAGCGCTTTCCCGCATTTCACCATTACACAGTCCCGATATTCATGTATACTGTAAATTTTCCCTTTGCCCGCCAAAGCGGACAAAACGATGCGATACCCCGGCATGGTTTCAATCGCCTGTCCCTGCTTGGATTCATAGTCCTTCCACATATTTTTCAGGTAGGAGAACCGATTCTGCGCAACCATCGCGGGAGAGGACGAGAAGTCCACCCCGCGAAAGTCTCCGAGATAGCGGCTGTATTGCGTCCGCGAGGACATTTTCACCTGTGCGTTCGCACCCATTGCTTACCACCCCTTATAGGTATTTCTTCTGAAAAGCGTTCTGCGGTTCGACCGCTCGGTGATATACCGCGCGCGCTCGACTTCCCACAAATTATAGGAGCGAAGCGCAACATCCGGATTGTCATCAAGAAACAGATCGTGCGTGACCAGATACGGAAGAAGCATGACAACATCCTCTGCTACATCCAATTCTACCTTGTCTGCTTGATCCTCGTAATCCTCGATGGTAATCTCGCGCGGCGTTTTGCGGTATTCCACGACAATATCCGCGTTTTGCGTTTCGGGAATTGTCAGCTCGCTTCCCTCGAATATATATCCGCGGACATCGCAACCGTATGCCGTGACCGGAGGCGCATTCACAAAGGAAAGGAAGTCCGATGCATACGCCTTGACGCTGTAGACCAAACGGTTCGGGACAATCCGAGGGATCATATCCGCGCTTGTGTAGGCGGGGCAGGAGAGGGCGAGAAGCTGCCAAACAATCCCGCCTTCTACCGTGATGTGCAGAGAATCGGGAACACTGCCGAGCAGGTCTTGCAGAAGAACGGTATCTCCGTCCAACTTCCGAACCAATTGCTTTTCTTCGCCGTCCGCGATCCAACGGAATCCGATAACCGCATTGTCGTGCGAAAGCGTCAGTGCGGTTGCACCGAATACATCCAGATCAAGCGCTCCCGCGCTGACGGGTTGTCGGACTTCCGCCGCAACCGCAAACCGGTGCAGCATGACAGTTCCCGTGCGGCTGTGGAGGTCATCAAGCATCCGGATTCCCCGATTGATCGATGCAACCACAGCCGCCGAATCGAGGTCTTGATCGATTTCCTCATGTGCGAGGCTTTTGACGGAGCGAATAAGACCTTCGATTGTCATAGTTTCCTCCGTCAGGTGAGTTCTTCGCAGTTGTCGGTATCTGCGGCATCGTTCGAGCCGTAGATAGTCAGCGCAACCGCGTGCTTGTAGGTGTTGAAACCGATACCCCACCGTGCGTAGCCGTTCATGATGAGGTTTCTGGTGTGGTTGTCCTCCCACGACTTGATGTCCAGCTTCTTGCGGTCAAGGAACAGGTTACCGCCAAGCAGCCGGTTCGCATCACTGGAGATCATGATGATCTCATCCTTGTCGGACATCCACTTTTCGCTCGCAACAATCGTGTAATGACCGAACACGAGGTTGATGTCGTTGTTGTTGCTTCCTGCCGCTCTTTCCGTTCCGACTGCGGTCTTCAGCGCGGACACCAGCTTGATGCGGTTCATCGGAACAAGCAGGATGTCACCGACATAGCCCATCGGAAGCCCGCTTTCGTCTCTCATCAGCGACAGCTTTGTTGCCATCGCGTTCAGATACTCCTGAATGTTTCCTGCCGTCACGAGAGAGCCGGAGGACGATGTAGCCTTCACATAGAAGGCATTGGACTGCGTGTCACCCTTGCCGTTTTTCACACGGTCAGAGCCGACACCGTAGGTGTGGGACTTGGAGAACAGCGGCTTGCCGTCGTAGGTCGTGGTATCGATTTCGTGGCTCAGGTTTCCGGTGACATATTTGAAGCTCTTGTTGCCGTGGGATGCATTCACCAGTGCATTGATACCGAGGTACGAACGGGTTTTGTAGTAGGAAGACGGGATGCTTCTGCCGATGTTCTGAATGTTCGCAGTCAGCCTGCCGCGGGAGTCATCGATCAGCTGACGGGAAACAGAGGTTTCGATCATGAACGGGGCATTGTAGATCGTCTTCTGCCCGGTTTCGTTCGTTCTCTGGTTACCCGGACCGTTGCCCGCAGCAACATTCTCCATCATGCCGAGCGTGTCTGCGACGGTGAAGGAATCCGCAAAGCCATCGCTCGTTGTCATATGGAATACGGTTTCAAGGTCTTTCTGTGCCTTGCTCGTTGCAAGCGCGTCGCTCTCGCCCTGAATGTACATTTTCAGCGGGGTCATGAGTTTACCGATTTTTGCGTCATGAATACCGGTAATGCCCTGACCGTAGTTTTCGGAAAAATTGATGTCAAGTGCCATTTTCTTGATCCTCCTTTGAATTGGTTACGAGCCTGCAACCGCAGAAGCCTTGCAGAGGATTTCCCCTCCGGCTTTCTTGCTGATGACTTCGACGATTTCCACTCCGTACTTCCCAGATCCCGGAGCAGCGCCGGTCGCTTCGTCTGCGGTTGCGTTGATTGCAGATACAGCTCCCTTTACAAGGGCGGTCTCTGCCGTCAGCGTGGTGCGAAGAATGACATCCTCCGACAGAATGAAGCACGGGATGTGGTGGGTGTCGGATGCCCCTGCGGTGTAATCCTCCGTGCAGAGATGGGTTGCTTTCTTTGAACCGGCAAGCACCGCCTTGCCGGAGGTAATCGCAATCAGCGCGCCTTTTTTGTAGGTCGTGGATGCGGTCACGGGAATGAATTCGGTCTCGGGGTAGTTGATTCTACCGTTCAGGACTTTTTCAATAGTGAACATGGTTCGGTCTCCTTTCGTTATCTTGTGTTTTTTTGCACCTTTCGGTACAGTTCGCGGATTCGTTCCTCGGTGTAATCGGGCAAACTCCTGCGCAACTCGCGCAGTTCCGATGTGTCCGGATCAAAGCGGCTCGACCGAACAGCGGTCGATGTCCCGACAAGGTGGCTCTTGCTCTGTGCCTGCGCCTTCTGCTTTTCCGATTTGGCACTCGGCACTTTGCCGATGACAACCTCGTTGTACGCCTCCAACATCGAACATCCCGAGGACACGATCTTTCTGACAACCGCATCAAATTCGGGAATATCCTTAAGCGCCTTGATTCCTTTCATGCGCTCCGGATAGGCTTTGGCGAGGGTCTCCAAATCCCGCTTGGCGCGGGTGTCGAGGTCGGTTTCCGCCTGTACAGGCTCGTCCGGATTCGGGTCGGAAATTCCGTTGTCCGATTTGTACTTTGCGACCTTTTCCTCTGCAGTCCCCTCATAGCCGAGGTCGGTCAGCAGACGGTCAATCAATTCGGCGTTGGCATCCGGCTCTGCAGAGTCTTCCTGCTCATCAGCAGGGGAAGGATCGGCTTCCGGAGCATCCGTAGCGGCATCTGGGTCAGGTTCGGATTCCGGATCGTCGGACGCATCGTCCGCATCAGCTCCGTCATCATCGTCCCAGTCATCCCACAGATCGCCGTCTTCATCGTCATCTGCGCCCCCATCCGCTTCCTGCGCGCTCGCAGCGGTATCCTCATGCCCGTTTTCGTCCTCCGGCTCGTCCTCCGGATCATTGACGAGGTCTTCCTCCACCTCGTCCTCTACAGGGGCTGCGGGTACTTCCTCCTGCAAAGGGTCTTTGACTTCATCAGTCTGGTTTGGCATTCTGCTGTCCTCCTTTCCTTGGATCGCGTGCCTTACTTACCGGATCGCAGATCACCGCCGGTTTCGCGCGAGATGGGCTTCGGATCGCCGCCGTTCTGCGGATGCGGGGCTTTGATAATCCCGCCGTTCGTGGTCTGATAAGGGTTCTTACTCATGTCGGTTTCCTCCTTTCCTCTTGGTCATTGAAAAAATTATATCGCATAAAAAACCTGCAAAAAAGCCCGTTTTGGTTCAAATTCGGGGGTGTTTGGTTCAACTTTTTCGCTTTCTTGCCTTTTTTACGGGAATACATTGACAAAATAAGCCCTGTATGCTATAATGGGGGAGTAATAAATTCTGTACTTTGGAGAGGAGAAAAAGCAATGAACAATTACCCCGATCATCAGCAAGCCCCTGTTGTGGAAAGCCCCGCTACCGTCAATCTGGATCATATAAATCAGCTCTTTCGCTTTTGTAAGGTGTTTGCGATAACAATCGGCTCAATCCTGTGTATTGCCGGATTTTTGATCTTGCTCGGCGCTAACGGAAGCTCATATGCATACATGGTCGGTCAGGGGATCGGATATATGGTAGGTGGACCGATCTTTGCGTTCTTTTTCTGGATGCTGATGAAATGCGTCTGCGGATTGTTTTATGACATAAAAGTTTCCCGGTACATTGCAGAGAGCAGAGAGAAGCAGGAAAAGGGTAACGATCAGGAAAAATAAAAATCGGCACACGAGGAAATTCCCCGTGTGCCTTTTCTCATGCCGTCTTTTTTGTTGTCTTTCTCTCTACCAGTTTTCCTTTTTTCACATCCAGTTTGAAGATCTCCGCGAGCAAAGCCAACTGTTCTTTTGTCAGATTCTTTGCATTGAGAACCCGCAGGAATGCAGAGAGATCGGAGGCGGAATGATATCCTGCGGCGTAGATTATCAGCGCCTGTTCATCGGATGTCAGCCCCATGCCCTTCAAGCCCTTCTGAATGGTTGAACGCCAACCGTCCTTCGGAGTTTCCGCATCCTCCTTTGCTTTCAGCCCGGAGAGGTATGCGCGGGCTTTCCCAAATTTGTCCGCCCCCATGATCTCCGACAGGAGTGCCGATTTGTCATCTGTTTCGCCAGTCGCTTGATACTCTGCGTAGGCTCTCCAAGACCGATACAGGCTGCTGATTGCGGAGGCTTTCTGCTCGTCATCAAACGCCTTGTAAGCATCGGATTCTATCAGCTTCTGCACATCCGCATCGGATTTCCCATAGACATTCAGGAAGGTCTTTCGCTGCGCGCGGGTCAAATCGTCCGGAATTCCGCCCGGCATGACCTTCTTGTCATATCCCGCTTTGTACAGCCGCAGGACTTCATCCAATGTCTCCTGATTGTATGCTCCGGTTTTCTTGCGCCGGAACATGACCTTCGTAATGGCTTCCGCCATCTTATCGTCCCCGCGCTTGACCGCGCGTCGGAGATCTTCCGAATACTTCTCGCCGGAGAAAATGCTGTCATACCCGTACATTGCCGGTTTGCTGAACCGCCGGATCACACCGGTTGTCAGGTTGGTCAGGTTTCGAACCGGAACACCCGCCATATGACCGACACCGTACAGCGCCTTTCGGGTTGCGCGCGCGACATCTGCTTGCGTCGCGTTCTTGTCTCCGAACAGGGAAACCATACCGCGCACACCGTTGATTCCGTCATTGAGCGCATCCAATGTCATGTTGGAAATGTCGTAACCCTCCGCAAATACGCTGTAGACATCTCCGATCAGGGGGAACATTCCCATTGCGGAATTCATCGTGTTCATGGCGATATTTTTTGCAGGCGTTTCCTCTTCCTCGTCATCGTTATTGAACGCGTACCGCATTGCCTGTGTGATGATTGCAACGGCAACGCATACGGAAGCTACGCTTGCAACCGCGCGCCCCGCCCGCTTCTTTGCTACGGCGAGTTCCTTGCCAACATCTTGCCCAGCTTTCGCCCGATCCCGCAGATCCATGAATCTCCGGATCGCATCAAAAGACGAAGAGAACATTGCCGCACCATCGGACTTGAACATCGTCAGACCGCGAACAAGTTGGTTCTTGCTTCTGCCCATCGCGCTTTTCATGGATGCAACATACTGCGACTGCGTTTCGATTACCACCTTGTCGAACAGCTTTGCGGCGGCACGGCAGTTTTCGTCGGAATCAACGGAAAGACCCAACTGCTCCGCCGTCTGCGATTTGCAGGCATTCCAGACCTTGGAGAGCATAAACCGTTCAGTTGCTTCAATGCCCTTGCCGGTTACGGAGATCAACCCGCGGACTTCATCCTGAACCGTCTGCGATTTGATTGCGCCGCGATCATAGTACCGCCCCTTGGTGACGGATGAATATTTGTCCATCTGCTCCATGTTTGCCCGGATTTCTTCAGGGGTTGCATTCATGGCAAAGCCCTTCGCCATATGCCGTGCGTCAACATACAGACCGGTTGCAAAGTAGGACGCAAGCGGGAGGATTGCTGTCTTGATGTTTCCCGATACCGCCGCCTGTGCGTAAAGCCCGTAAACTTTGGTCAGCGCGTGGTCGATGACATCCATCGCACCGGTCATATCCGTCCGAACCCCCTGCACATCCGCCAGCAGCTTGGAAAGGTAATTCAGCATTCCCTTGTGGTTATCCTCCATCATCTCGCCGAGCGATTTGGTAGTCTCTCGAATCAGCTTGCCGTCCGCGTCCATCTCGCCGACCTTCTTGTTCAGAATCCGGTCGAATGTCTGAATCTGCTCATACAGATTTGCATAGATCGCCAAGCCCTGCGCGTGCTTCATGATGGTGTTTGTCACGTCTGAAATCTCAATCCGACCGTCCGCATGGCGAACCGTGTTTTGGTTGAACGAGAGATTCAGAACCGTTTCCAAAAAGTCCGAAATGCCTCTGCGGGTATCTCCGACGCTGTTCGTCCGTTGTGAGCGGTCACGCAAGATCGGGAAATAGTAGTCATCCAGAACATTGGTAGAACCGATTATCCGCATATCCGCGTCTCCCTTTACTTTCTTGGAAACATCGTTGAAGAAGTTTTCCACCAAAGAGATAAACCGCTTGTCCGTCTCGCTGAATGATTTGTACAGTGCATTCGCGTCATAGCCTTTCAGAGAACCTGTCTTGACGCGGTTTCCGTTCTTGTCATCAAATACGATTCCGAATGTCTCCAGTCCCAATTGCGCGTGCTCTCGCTTCATCGTGCAATACAGGCTGATCGCCTGCGCTTTGGTCAGTTCATGACCACGGAAGTTCACCGTGTCGCGGGCAAGTGCCTTTTTGTACCCCTTGTTTTCCTTGTAGAAGGTTTCAAACGGATTCATGAGGTCGGCAAACATCGTCTGTGCGCTGATCTGCCCGTATACGATTCCCTCAAATGCCGCAGAGAGAACGCCGTTCGGGTCATGCCGTTCCATATCGTGAATGACAGCCATCGGGGAAGCGATCTCATACAGATAAGCATCCGTCCATCGCTTGATTTTATCAATGACTCCGAACCGTTTTCCTTTTTTGACGCGCTCGTCCGCAATCCACTGCATATTGTCCACACCGCGTTGCGCCGTCTCCGTCAGGCTCTGCCGCTTCCCTTGGAAATACACCGTGTCGTAGTCACGGTAGAGCCGTGTAATGCCGGAAATGACCGTATCAAGGTCAACAATCTGTTCGTCGGTCAGATATTTTACCTGTACCTTTTTCCCGTTTCGGTAGACCTCCGTGTCAATCTGCGCGAGCCGATTCAGCGCTTCTCCGACCTCGTTGCTATAATAGGTGTGTTCAAATTTTCCAGTTTCTTCATCGGCTTCGCCGTATATGGCAAGCAACGGGTTCTTCGGGCTGTAGATTTCCTGCATAGACTTCGCCCAATCCCGCACTGTCTGGGGATTCCGCGCGTTACGCGGCTTTCCGATCTTCGCGGCACTCTCCGCAACCTTCCGCATCCGCTCGTCCGAGAGCAACTGACTGGAACGGCGATCGCGTTTGAGTTGTTCGTCCAACTTAATCGCATTGCGGTACAGCCGGGATTCAGACATAGCCCGCTTGCGCGCGGCGGTCAGCTTTGCGCGGTTCTTTTCCAACATTTTCGAGATGGATTCCTGTCTGGCTTCCACCTCTTTGCGGTAGGCGGATTTTTCTCCGGTCGTTTCAAACGCTTTCAGAATTTCGTGCGCCATGTCGCTTTTCAGCTTCGTCAGCATCCGCTTGTCCCCGACCGTGTTCAGAAGAACCGATTCGTTCCACTGCTTGATTGCCTGCTTTGCGTTCTGATACTGCCCAAGCAAGTCCGCAAAAATGTCGGATTCCACATCGGACGCGGAATCGACCGTTATACCGCTGTCTTTCAGTTCTGCGAGAATACGGGAAGGCATCATGCCGTCCTCGCTCGACCACGCGCGGAGCAGGGAGGGATATCCCTTGTCAAACATATGCTTAAGATCGGCTTTTTCCGTCTCGGTGAACTTGAACTTCCTGCGATAGGATTCAACACCCGTAATAATATCCATCATGCGCGCGTATTCCTCGCGCCCAACGCTGTCCAACTCCTCCTGCACCACCGCATGATTCAGAATGTAATCAGCGGCTTGCAGGGCGGTGTTCAGCCTGCCGTTGCCCTGTTCCTTGTTCATCTGCTCAAACAGGAAGTCCATCACCTCCGCGCGGGACTTGCCTCGGATTTTTGCACGGAAGGATATGTTTTCATCGCTCAAAATACCGGATACCAAAGCTGTTACATTGTCGATAGCAATCGCCGCATCGGAGAGGGAGTAGACCTTTCCTTTCGTCCGGTTCGCTACGATTTTCGACATCTGACCACGGCTGTAGCCTGTGCCAGAATTGAGTTCAAAGCGGACATCATTCAACTTTTTAACCGCAGTTGCACGGTCTTCATCCGTTTTCCCGTATACCTCATACGGGATTTTACGCCGTTCAAGCTGTTTTTTCAGTGTATCGGAAGCGGATTCCGGCAATTCCACCATCTTGATCTCGGAGAAATTCACAACGCGATGCGGTTTGGCTTCAAAATACTGTGTGGGCATATCTGATATATCACGCACAAGGCTGATTATGTCTTTTACGGTTTGAGCGGTAGCTCTGTTAGAATAGCCTTTCAGATACGCCAGCATTGAAGAACCCGTTTTCTTTGTCCGAACCGCTTCTACGATGGCAGATATTGCGTTGTCTCGCGCAATGAACTCATTATCGGCTTTGACATCTCTGATACTATCTGCTATTGCCGTCAACCTTTCTTCAAAGCCTGCCCTTATTGTGTCATATTGCTGTTGTGACATTGTTTTGAGACGAGCAGTATCCTTTTTCATGTCAGAAATAGTCTTATATTCTTTAGCGGACACACCCCAAATGGAGGTGGCTGAAAAAATAGTCCCTTTTCCGACATCCGGTTGCTCCAGCATAGCTTGCACTACATTTTCAAGAGTATTTTCCCAATGAAGTGTCTCCCACTTTCTCCGGTTTCCGCGGCTGTCAAAAGGATCGCGTTCATTTCGGATTCCGGATTTTTCTTCAATTCCACCAAAGATGTCTTTCAGCCATGTACGATATTGCTTTGTATCAACAGCATCTCTGACAGCTTTACTGCTTGCGGCGGAATCAGTTTCTGTTCTTACCGTAACACCTCCGTTTTCCAAGTAATGATATGCATCATTGACGATTCGGAACAGATCGTACCGCCTTGCATTCTCTAAGACGCGCTGTGCTTCTTCTTCGGTTGCGCCATATTCTTTTGTGAGAAGCTCGTGGTAGACATTTCTGATAGCATCGCTATGCTCATCAAGGTACTTTTGTCTGTAAAAACCGATGCGTTCTCCTTCAGGAGTTTTGATTCCGCGCACAACATCTTCCCCAAGCGCATTGATAAAAAACTTTGCCCGTTCAACTTCGGCAGGGGACATTTCTGTCCGAACCTCTGTTTGTACGGTCGGGATTTTGCCCTTACCGCTATCCATCAGGAAAACGCGCATCATATCTTCGTCATCAACAAGAGAGGAAATCAGTTCCGCTTCGCCTTTGGCTTTGTTCAGAGTATCTTCAAGATCGTTGGCATATTTGTAAAGTGGACGCACATCATCATATCCAAACTTCCGTGCGAGATCATAATATTTATTACGAATGCGATCTGCGACCTTCTCTGCCACTTTATATTCAATTGTCGGATAGGTGGGTGTCCAAGCATCTCCACCGTAAATGGCGTTTTTGCTGTTAATTTGAGGATCAATTGTTTCCTTTCCGAATATGACGGAAATATCCCCATATTCCGAATGCCCCTGATCGGCTTTTATGACAGCGATGGACGGCATCGGGAAACCGCCAAGGTTCAGCGTATCAAGCAAATTCTGCTCTGTTAGATTATGAATCGCAATCAGGTTCTTTGTTTCCTGCACCTTGACCGGAGTGGTTTGGCTACCGATTTTCAGTTCAAACCGGGTATTTTCACCAATTTTGCTTTTCCCCTTGACATTTTCTGAATTTTGGTGTATACTGTTATCAGAAACAGCATTCATACTCCCCACCGTTTTGGACGTTGGGTTCGGGGCTTGAACATCGGACGGGGGAGAAATGTGCTGTTTTTCTTTTTGCACAGTTATCCAAGCACTTTTCAGAGAAAGTGCTTTTTTCTTTTCCGAAACAACGGTAACCGCCGTAACATTTCCATTGATTTCCTTCTTGAATACAAGAGAAATCGCCCCGCTCTTATCAACTTCCGGTTTTACCGTATCCGGTTTCATAATCGTCCGCAACACGGAATCGAAATTATCTGCTGTAATTGCAATCTGACCGCGCTGTCCCTCCGAGAAAGCGCTCCCGTGACGGTCAAAGATATGTCTTATATCATCACTGGTTAATACGATGCTTTTCCCGTAGGTATAAACATCCGTTTGAGCCAAGATGTTTTTAGCAGTCTCCTTGTCAATTTTCCCCACGAAAAGGCGCTTTTGAATATTCTCGGAGGTCGAATCGGAAATGAACCGCTTTACATCATCGTAAGACTTTGCAATTTCATTTTTTGCATCCCGCTGAATGCTGGATGATTCCTCGGCGGTGTACTGTCCGAACTGGCTCAATTCAAACCTGGTATTGTTTCCAGTTTTGCTTTTATTGGTAGCACTCTCTTTTTTGGTGACAATAGCCGATGCCTTCCCGAATTTTGATGTACCTTGAACCTCGAAATCGTTTCCGAGTGCGTCTTTCAGGTATGCCACAAGTTCATTGCGCGTAAATCCCTTTTGATATGATCCTGTCGATGATACGAACCATTCCATGTCACCAATTTTGACATTGCTCGGGTTACTCGAAAGCGTGTTGACATCATCACCGCGGACATTTACAAACAGTTTTCCGCCATCTGCCAACAGTTTACCCATTTTCACAACAAGGGCATCCCGCTGATCCTGCGGCAATACATTGAGGACGGCGTTGCTGATGATTGCATCGTATTTTCCTTCCAATGCGGAATAATCGGTGTATTTCGGAGAATAACTGCGGTCGGGGTACGGCTCGATATCATCGACCTCAAAGCCGTACTCGTCAATACCGGCACGAGTACCGTAGCCAAGACCACTGGAAGCGTCAAGAATCTTTCCGCTGAAGCCTTCTGCTTTCAAAATGTCATAAATTTTTCTGTATGTAGATACGGTACTGCGTATCTGGGTAGGATTGCGCGTTTGAGATTCGTCTGCGGTGACATCCCAAAGGGAAGGGAAGCGCTTTTTGGCTTCCGCCGTGTCGATGGTGGTTTTCCACTCCCGGCTCGAGGGCTTCACAGGGGAAACAGCAGGGAGGGAATACAGTGTATCCGATCCTTCGGCGGCGCTTTTTGTTTCCGCATTTTGCGCGTCCAGCTTAGAGCCAAAGAGCAAACTTGCGATTTCGCTGTTTCCCTTGCTGTTCCGAACCGCATCCTCGATGGTGCGGAAATAGCCCTCGAGTGCCCGTGCTGTTTCCATGTCGCGCGAACGAACATCATTGATCCACCGACCGATTGCACGGAAGGCGCGCAGAACCAACTTTTGGTTGCTCCGTGCAACTCGTGTCAGAAATCCGCGCCGATACAGGAATTCCGCTCCGAAATTCGCGGTTGCTTCCTCGCGCATCATCAGGTCAAAGGCTTTCTCTGCATTTTCGCTCGCAAAGCTGCGGGTGACCGTTCCGTCCTCGTTCTTCGTCAGGATCAGCCCCTCGCGCCCGGCTTTCGCGCAGGCATCGAAATATTCATCCCGTCTTTCCTGGACATAATTGTCAAACGCGCCATCTTCCAACATTCCGGATGTCACATCCATAACGGCTTTCATGTTGGTGTATTGATCGTGCATCATATCGTGCATGAACTCATGCAAAAATGTCTGCTCCAACGGGGACTGAATATCCGGATTCAGCAGGATCAGTCGGCGTTTGCTTCCGTCCTTGAACACCGTCCATGTGCCGTTCTGCGAGATGGACTTCGTGAAACGAATATCCAAGCCGGAGCGCGCGGTCATGGCGATGGCAATCTTTTTGACCGTCTTTGCGTCCACGCCGTTTGCTTCCGCAGACTTCACCATGCGGGAGACCGCAACACGGTCGCGGTATGCCATCGTGTTGAAGCCTTTCACCATCTTGTTCAGTTTCTTTTCGGTAGCAGAATCGATCTCGGATTTCTGCCGAGGCTTTTCCTGTGCCTTTTTCTCCGCGCCTTCCCGCCCCTGTGCGGCGTTCTCTCCTTTGACGGTCGTTTTCCCGTCCGCGCCTGTCTGCGTCTCCTGATCGGTCTGCGCGGCTTTCTGCGCTTCGTATTGAACCGCTCCCTCTTTCGCCTGTTCAAAATACTGCCGCATTTCCTCCGCAGGAACATTGGTCTTGTCCCACACACCGCCGTTCGCGTCCTGCTTTGCGGACTTATCGTTGATGGCATAATTGTATGTGCCGTCCGAATTTTTCTTGATGGAAAGGTACATCCTGTCGATGATATGGACATTCTGAACGCTCTTTCCGCCATCAAACGATGTCTGCGTAATCTCCGTTGCCTGTGCCGTCTGTTGCGCTTCCTGTGCGGCGGTTGCGTTCCTGTCAAGCTGATTCTTCAGTTCCTGCTTTGCGGCATCTCCGGTCATGGAGAAACGGGTTTCTCCCGTGCTTTCGCTTGTATTGCCGCCCTCGGTTGTGCGGGTAAAATCCCGCACCTCTGCTTCGGCTACCAGATCGGAATCCACAGTCAGAACGCCGTTGACCCAGTCGCGGATTGCCATCTGCGTGGTGATATTGTCGCGGTTTGCAAGAAGATCCCGCGTTGTGACTTTCTCATTTGTGTAATACGATGCCAACTGCGCATACTTCTCCAATGTCTGCGCGTCCGCCTTCATAATGTTCGCATAGGCTTGCATGACCCCGATGTTCTTTTCGATATAGGCGGTAAACATCTGCATTTGCCCCAGAGCCACGCGGGATGCAAAATTGGTCTTGTCCTTCTGTGCGTTGTAGCTTTCAACGCTTTCTTTCAGCATATCCACAACTCCGGCGGGGTCTTGGAAATTCTCCGCTGTCTTTGCTTCCTCCAACACAACTTCCGCTGTCCTGACCATCTGCTGTGCGTTGCCGGACTCGTTGATGTGATATCCTCTGGATGCCGCCGCAGCACGGTTGATGACCATAGAAGAACCCGACATCATTGCGCCGGATGCAAATCCGACCATACCGGAATAAATCGCCTGACCGAGCGTTGTGGACGCTTCGGGGTCAACCCCGGTTAAGCGGCTGATTCCGACATCCCAGAAGTCTCCGAGGAATTCCTCTACAAACTCACCGGAGGATTCTTTCAAAAGGTCTTTGAGAACCGCATTGGATGCAACCGCTTTGAGAAATCCTTTCTTTGCCGTCTGCGTTGCGGTGGTTTCCACGGCGTTCTTTGTCAGGTTTCCGGTGACACCTGCGCCGATACGCCCGACCGCCTTGAAGGTCGCGCCGCTGATGACCTCCATCAGCATTTCACCGCCCGCAGACAACCCGCCGTAGGCATATTCCTTGAACCCCAACTGCCCTGTCTTGTTGACAGCTTCACCGACAGAGTTTCCGAAAATACCCGTGCCGAATACAACCGTCCCTGCACCGGGCGCAACGAGGTTGAGCAGGAATACGGAGGACTGCCCGACACCCGCTCCGGCATCCGCAAAGAACTGCGTTACCTTGCCGGGGGAATACCGATCCGCCATATCCGACTGCCATTCTCCGATGTAGGACTTTTTCGCGTAGTACCGCGCAAGACGGTCATCTCCGGCGAGTTTCGCCACGCCGGAGGACGCAAGCCGCCCGATACCCTCAAACACGCCGCCAAACCCTGCGGCAGTGTTGCCGCCGATGTATGCCAAATTGCCGAGGAAGGATGAATCTTCTTTTTTGGAGGTGCTTTTTCCGAGCGACCCGCCAAAATTTGTTTTATTGCCTGCAACATAGTCCTTTTTCAGATCTACAATAGCCATGTTAGCCCCTTTCTCACTTTCCGGAACGCACTTTTCTGGAACTCAAACCGCCATTTTGACGGTGAAGCAACCGTTGGTAGGTAATATCGTTCAACACCTCTTCTTCCTCGTCACTGTATCCGAAACCGTTGATGCGAATCTTCGCAGCATACCATTTACCGTTTCCTGTGGACATATATAATTTTCCGTCATTTCCTGCTTTCAGCGTGCCGCTCGGTTCGTTCCCCAAATAACCGATCTCTTTCCCAATACCCATATTTCCGTCTCCTGTCACCCTCGTTCTTAGCTTCGTACCGTTGAAATTTCTCGGAATGCCATTTTCATCCACCGAAATGTAACCCATCATTTTGTAGGCAACTTTGTTATACACAGATTCCGGCATTCCAATTGATTTATAGCTTGCCAATTCGTTGAGAACATCCGATGCCTTTTCGTCTTTCATGATCTTTTGATATATTTTTTCGTAGAAGAAATCGGTTTTCTGTTCATTTGACAAATTCGAGGATGCGACATATTTGTCAATCGCAACCGCCTTGTCGTTATCGCTCATTTCATTGAATCCATCGATCATAGAGCCGATTTTTTCATATGCGGAATCATCCGTCAACGCTTTCATAATCAGATCGTAGCTGTCCTTCTGACCGACTGTATAGGTCTTATCCAACCGACCAAGAACATCATCCACGGTTGCTTCATCATAGCCGGAATTGAGAAGCTGTTGCCGCAGGGAGTTCTTCATTGCGGGGTCATATGCAAAGTTTTCGTTCGAGACAAGGGTATTGTAGAGGTCGGATGCGTTGCCCTTGCTTGCGCTCTCATAGGACGCTGCCGCAAGCCCAATACGCTCGGATGCTGCATCGTCAAAACCGAGCGCCTTCGCATACCGTTTGGCTTGCTCTGCGGTCATTCCTGCCTGCAGAACATATTCTTTCAACGCTTGCTCCTTGCTTTCTTCGTCTTTCGCCTTGATAGTTGTATAGTAGGCTTCGCTTGCATTTCCGATGCTCTCCGAAACCGTATCGTCAAAGCCAAGCGACTTGGCATATTGCTTTGCCTGTTCTCCGTTCATACCCATCTGTGTGGTATACTCCAGAACCGACATCATCTTGCTTTGCTGTTGTGCGTCATAGGTTTGGAGGTACTGCGCGTAGCCGAGGCGGTTGCTCTGATCGGTTGCCGCTTTGGTCGCGTCCGCTTGCAGAATCGCATTCTGCTTTGCCGCGTATGCTGCGTTGTTGGATGCATCACTGTATCCGGTGTTCGACAGCCCGGAGCGCGCCAGTTGTTCTCCCTTTTGCCCATAGTTTGCGAGCGATCGCTCATAAGCTGCGTTTGCCTGTGCCACGCTTGCATCGCGCACCTTTTTGGAATCCTGCGGGGTCTGACCGATGGAAGCGAGGTAATCCGCATACGACTTGTATCCGCTGAATCCGCCGTTCGTCAGATAGTTGCCGTATTTCAGATCCTGCGAGACCTTTCCATCCGTCAGATAATCCGCATAGGCGAGATCGGATTGTTCCTTTGCCGCCTGCTGACGGTAATAGTTGTTCAGTTGCTCCATTGCGGACTGATTGTCCGTTCCTTTTGCAACCGCCGCAACGCCGCCCTTCGGAGACGCGTCCACGGTGGCGTTACCGGACAGTGTATCCAATACCTTATTTGGGTCTTTTGTGACTGTACCCTTTACATAGTTAGCCATTTGCTCCTACCTCCTGCTTTTTCTCTGCTTTGTTTTCGGTTTTTGCCGCGAAAATTGTCGGATTTTGCCGCGATTCTGCCGCAGGTTGTTCCTGCGCGACCTGTGCATTCTGCATATCCGTCACCAGTCTGCGGAAACGTGCAACCATGATCTGCGCGTTCGGGCGGTGCGCTTTCTCCTGCAAGCGCCAGTACAGGAGCATTGTGGTCGGGTCTGCGGGGTCGCCCATCGCGCCGGAGGAAAGGTCATTGGCATTCAATTGCCACATCATATCCCGCTGTTGCTCCAGAGAGCCATTTGCCTCCACCGCAAAGGTGTAATCGTCGTTGTAGTACCACTCTCCGTGGATGGAATCGAACTCCAAGAAGGAATACCGTGAGAACACATCCACCTGCGCGTCTCCCTCGTCATCGGTATACGGCACATTGCGCGGTTCGTCCGCATAGGCGAGATACAACTCAAACATGGCTTGGTCAATATCCGCATAGGCGGCATATTTCTCCACCCGTTTGGATTCCAACCGTCCGGAGGACTGCAACACCTGTTGCTGTTTTGCAACGCCGCTCTGCGCGGTATTGTCCCGCTCTCCGACATAGCTGTCCGTGATGCCGATATTCCGCTTTGCCATTTCATACTGCCGCTCCGACTGTTGCATATCCTGTTGAATTGACATTTCACAAGTGATGCTCCCGATGCAGTCCCGCGCGATCTGTCCCTCCGGCACTTCAAGCGATTGGTCGAAGATCCCGTTTGAAATGGTAGTTGATACACCCTTTCTGTGATACTCGATTGCGCCGGAACGCATCAGCTTTTCGTGAATGCGGCTCTCCAGTTTGTTGATTTCCTGCTGTTGCGGGCGGATGACCTCGCAGTCACTCTGACCGTACAGGCTTTTCGGGATGGACACATTGCGGCGGCAGATCACGGGGAGGCGCTTGGGCTTGTAGTAGGGCAGTCTCGTGGGAGCGGTTTTGGGGCGCAGGACTTTGTGCATCTGCGGGATGATTGCGCCCGTTGCCGTCCGTTGCATCACAGGCTCTCCCGTTTCGTCGAGAACCGGCTCGTCCGCCTCTTCCATCACAGGCTCTCCGTCCTTGTAGACCGGGCTGAATGCAGGGATCTTCTTCTGCACCCGTTGCTTGATGACCGCTCCCGTGGAGGTCATCACATCCTCATATGCGTAATCGGGGAGGATAATATCCTCGGTCAGTTCCTCGTAATCCTCGTCCTGCATCTCATAATCGGGATCGGAGCATGGGTTCTCTTCGCACAATTCCTTCCGCTTGCCGCAACAACGGCAGATGTACTTCTTCCGCGCGTAGTAGTCATCCACATCCTGCAATTCGGTGTCTCCGCTCCAGACATACTTGCATACTGCGCCGATTTCGTTCCGCCAGAAGCAGGTGTACACCGTCACCACATTGTACTGCTCCAAGCCAACATCGTCATCCTCGGGATCGATGTCGGATTCCTCCGCAACACGGAGCGGGACACCGTATGTCCGCATGATGTCCTCACGCGTCATACGGGAGCGGATGAAGATGTATTCCATTTCGTTGACATCGTAAATACCCGGCTGCGGGATGATGTCGGACGGGTCGATGATCGACACCTTGCCCTCGCCGACCGTGAAGTGCGTTCGGACGCTGTTGTCGAACTCCACCAGATAAAAGGTCGCGCCGAGGGTCGGAGCGTAGAACTCGTCGGTGTTGTTCAACCGTTCAAACGGCAGCTTGTCCCGGAGCATATTCAGAAGCCGCTCGGTCGCTTTGGCGTTCCGATCGGTGTGCTGAAGCGATATGCGGGGCGTGACCTTCGGCGCGGGTATCCGCATATCTTTCTGGCTCTCAATCAGTTCGCGGGTGATATTGCGGACAACGATTGCGTCATCTGGAAGTTCCGAAGAATCATCCACCGGATCGATCTTCCTTGAACCGTTGTATTGCTCGATATTTCTTTTGTTGAGTGTCATCTGCCGCTCATAGTCGGGATGCGTTTTTGCATCCTGCATCAGCTTCTCGAAGAACTCGCGTTTATTCCCATCAATTCTCATTGGATATCCTCCTTAAAAGTATCTGTAGCCTGTGGGCGCTCCGCCCATCATTTTTTCCATAGCGGCACGGACATCGGCAGAAGCCCGACACCAATCGTCGTACATATCCTTTGTCCACAGCCGCTCCTCCCGTTCTTCGCGCTCCGGTGCGGCGGAAGTCCACGCGATCATTCCGTACCGTAGGCTGTCGCAAATGTGCGTGATGTCGTGCGGCTCGGTCATGCAGTCGGTCGGATGCTTCGGGTCGATCTGGAGCAGTGGAAGATCGTGGATCAGTCTGCGGCAGTTCCGGAAGATCTGCATCTTCGGCAGTCCGTCCGGTTGAATCCGCAGAACCGATTTGACGGAAAGCCACCCCGCCTCACGGTCATTGGATGCCTCTACGAGCGGAAGCCCCGCCGCGCGGAACAGATCAGCTTTTGTCTTGCCTGTCTCCTGCGTTCTGGAACGGATAATATCGGGTGGTGCCCATGTTGCCGCAATCTCTTCGCCGCTCTCCGTGTACTCCAACGCTTTGCCTGCCGCATCCTCGATTGTCAGATTCGGGGAGCAGAACTCTTTGTAGATGTAAACCCTCCCGTCGGGGGAGATTGCAAACCACAGCATGGCGAACATATCCAAGCCGTAGTCCAGGCAGCGGTATTTCTTCCAGTGCGCCGGGATCTGGAACGGTTCGATGACATGGATTGCCGGGTCAAACTCGGTGAAATACTGTCCCTCGATGACATCCCATCGTCCCTCCAGAAGCGTCTGCCGCAGAATCTCCGGAAGGGTCTCCATGCTTTTCAGGTATTCCGGGTCGTTCTCCATCAGATAGGCGTTCTCTGTCAGCTTGGCAGGAATGAACATCCTGCGCCTGCCGTCCTTGCCAACAAACGGTGTCTCCGGCTCTGCGGGGTCAACAAAGTTTTCCTTTACCCATGCGTGCCCAACATTGCCGGGGTTCGTGGAGAGAGCGAGAAATCGCGGTGCAGGGAAGCGACCGCGAACGCGGGAACGGAGATAGACAAACTGGTCATAGGTGAAGTGTGTCGCTTCGTCCAATCGAATCACATCGAATTCCGCGCCCTGATATTGGAAGACATCGTTCTCATTTGCGCAGTATCCGAACCGGATGGTTGACCCGTTCCAAAGCGTTCCGACGTGCTTGGAAGAATTGTACCGATACCACGGCTCTCCGGGGAAGTGCTTGAAATGCTCCTTGATGAGAGAACCTTCCAGTTCCACGAATGTCCGCCGCAACATCAGCTGTGTAGAGCCGGGGTAATCAATGGCATAGAGCAGAGCCGCAATGCACTGTGCCGCGCTCTTGCCGCCGCCTGCCGCCCCTCCGTACATGATCTCATCCACACCGCGCTCGAATACGAATTTCTCCTGCTTCGGGAGCAATTCAATATGCAGCTTCGGTTCTTCGCGCTTTCGTTTCTGCCCGGCAACCTTCTTTGCCTTCGCATACTCCCGCCGATTCAGTCCGGCAATTACGAACTTTGCGTATTCCTCTCCGGTCATTTCTTTTCCTCTTTCCTGCTGACGATAATATTCAGCGTTCCTCCGCCGGAATTCAACTCCACATTGGCTTTCTCGTCCTTTTCTCTGTACCCGTGATTTGCCGCAAGCAGGAACTTTGCAAAGCCGGGATCAAATACCCGTGTCAACCCTCCGTTGATCAACATCCGCTCCTGTATCCGCATGGATTCCACAAAAGCCGTTGCAAAGTCATCATGCTCTCTGACCCAAGCGCAACAGGCATCGGTATATGTCCCAATGCTTTGAGCGAACCGTTGCAGTGTCGGCACGCCCGCTTCCTCGCCCTCCGAATAATGCCGGAAGAACTCCAACAGCTTCCCGGCATACTCCGGCTTGTAATCTGACTTTGCCCTGACCACATTCCGAGACCCCTTTGGTCTCCCCATGCTCTCACATCCTTTCACGCGCGTAATGATCGAAAAATACTCTGTTTTTATTATTTTACAGGGATAAGAGGCATAAAAAAAGCCCCGATTGGTTCAAAATCGGGGGTAAATGGTTCAACTTTTCGTATTTTCGGAGTATTTCAGGGAAAAAGAAAAAGGACACCGAAACAGGTGTCCTTCAATCGCGGCTTTGGATTTTCGATGTAACAAAAAATGTAACAAAACGGGTCAAAATCGGTGTAAATCGGTGTAACATGGAAACAGAGAACCCCAACATCTTGTGTGTAAATGGCGTATTTACCACAAAATATTGGGGTTTCCAGATACTGGCGGAGAAGGAGAGATTCTGCACTTATTGCGAAAAACACTATATATAGTTCTATACTGTGAATACATGGTACAATATATTGCGTTATAGAAAGATAATTTTTGTTACATAACTATTCGCTATATTTTCGAGATGATATCCAGCTTGTCTTCCTCGTACAAGTGACCGTAAGTTTTCATTACCTGTTCCACCGTGTCACCAATCAAGTCAGCAACAACCATCATATTTGCGCCAAGGTGAATCAGCATAGAAACAAACGAATGCCGGAGATCGTGAATTCTTATCTGCTCAACTCCTGCTTTTTCACAATATCCATTGAAGCGGCATCTGACCGCATTCTCGCTGAATGGATTGTCCCCTCCGAAAAAGAACGGACTCTGTCCTTCGTAGCCTTTCAGAATTTCCTGCAATGGCTTGCAGATCGGCGTTGCCGCCTTTTTCTCATTCTTGGTGTTTGTGATCGTGTACGGCATTCCATCGTGCGTCTTGCGTGAGTATGTCTTTGTGAAACTGATCCGATCCGGCTTGATGTCTTCCGGGGTCAGCGCAAGCACCTCTCCCTTTCTTCTTCCGGTATAAAACAGAATCGCGAAAAAGGCTTTGTACCTTTGGTCATCCACAACAGAAAGAAACTGTTGGAACTGTTCCTTCGTCCAAAATTTCATTTCCGTTTTCTGCGCGCGCTTCTTCGGTGGTTTCACCCTACGGAGGCTGTTCGGAATCCCATATCGGCTTTCTGCATAGGAAAGGATCGGCATCAGGATGTTTCGGATTTTCGCCGTATACGCTTGTGAATACGGCTCTCCGTTAGGCTTACGCATTGCCAGAATCTCGTCCTGCCAACGAAATAGGCGTTCTGCGGTCAAGTCACACAGCCTCTCCTTGCCGAGAGATGGCTTGATATACAGATCATATAGCTGTTTCTTGTCCCATACCGTAGAGCCTTTGTTTTCTCCGCTTGCTGCCGCAAGATAAATCGGGAACATTTCTTCCATCGTATAATCATGCACCGCTGCGGAAGTGTCTGCGGCTTTTTTCTTGTTTGCAACATCCGGGGAAATCAACTCGCAGTACTTGGTAACGAAATCGATGTACCCGCGCCCCGCTTCTTTTCTCGACTTAAAGCCGCAAAGCCGTTTCTGCTTTGTCTGCCCGTCGAGCGTGACCACGCGAAACACAATATCAAACGAGGACTTGCCGTCTTTCATGATGCGTTCCTGCACGCTGTATTTATTCGAGGTGATATATAACTCTGTCATAGCAATCCTCCTTATTATGTTTTATTCTGCCAATTTGTCACCGATAAATAGCCAAGTTACCAAATGACCTTTCCATTTTTTCAAAAATAAAATAGTTTCGACAAAATTTGCTTGACTTTTAACAAACTATGAATTATAATGAATGTAATCGAATATTAGAAAGGGGAATGAAATGAACGAACTATCTGCTTTGATTGAATCCTGCGCCGACAAGCAAGCCGCCATACGGATTGCAACATCCGCTATTCTGGCGTATCTTGGGCAATTGCGATCCGGTCAAGCAGTTCGTTCAGCCGGTGAAACCGGCAATACATAATATACTGTGGTTGTTTCAATTTTGGAAACAACCACTTTTTTTCTGCAAGTTACCAGCAAGTTACCAGCAAGTTATAAAGTAGTTATAAACGGGTTATAAACCATGGTTCTTAAGGCTTCTAAGGATCAGACCATCATGCATCAGCGTCTAATTTAGCAGATTTCTTGGAATCAATTCCTATTATGTAATCGACTTTTGTTCTCATACCATCAATATGCTCGAAAAGGTCAGGTCTTATCGAAGCCTTCATCGGATCGAGGATAAAATCAATACCTTCTCGGCGAGCCAATTTTGCGGCGGGTACAAAGTCGCTATCCCCGGAGATCAAAATAATCTGGTTGACTTGCTTTTTGTATGCAAGAGAAGCGATGTCAACTCCTATTTTCATGTCGACACCTTTTTGAACAATATCAATCTTAAAGTCGTTTTCGGATAGATTATCCGCCGAAAGCTTTCCATTACATATTTTTTTAACCGCATCTGCGGTCAGCGTATAACCACTTTGCCCCTCTGATAATCTTCCAAGGCGAAGTGCAAATTTTCGCTTTTTCTTAAGATTTTCCAAAAAGTCATTCATCCATGCATATGAATCTGTTTTTGACATATCCACAGTTCGCTTCAGAAGTGGATGATAGATTTTTTTATCAATTGGAGGACAGTCATAATAGAAAATTCTATACAACTCTGCGTCGCTACTTTTAGAGTGTAAATGAGCCAAGCAATATTTTTCCAATTCGTCAGCTCTGTCCTTTGCGGTTTTATCCCCAAAACGGCTTCTTGCTCTCATCTTATAGAAGCCGCCATCGATTAAAATTGCTGTTTTTACCACTGTATCTTCCTCCCTTTTTACGCAAAAAAGTCCATAGGCTCGGCATTCTTCTT